TATCAGGATCAGCTACGAAAGTTGCTTTGAATGGAGCAACAGCTACTTCATCTCTATTATTTAAGTTTCCTGGAAATCCAGTTGGTTGTGATAAATTTATTAACAGCGCTGGGCCACTCGCAGTACCACCTGTTCCGCCTCTCGCATAGCCTTGTTGGTTTGTTGGAGGATGATTGGGTGCAGGAACTGCAGAACCACCTGTTCCTCCAGTAGCAGTCATTGTTGCTGGGTTAGCAAAAGTCGAATCGCCACCAGCCTGTCCTGAATAAACCATTGGTCCTGTTCCTTGAGCGCCTCCGCCACCTCCAATTGTAAAGGGTGCAGTAAAAGGTGATGGTGCTGGAGAAGATACAGTGGCAGAAAATATTCCTATACCACCGTTTCCACCTGGTCCTTTAGCATACGAACCCGGTCCAGTCCCTCCGCCACCAGCTCCACCACATAAGTAGGCTAAAATTTTTGTTGTGCCTGGTTGTGCAGTGAAAGTTGCAGTTGTTGGACTACCTCCTGAAAGAAATGTTCTAACAAAGTCATTTGATCCTGCAGCTCCTGTGGACGCTGCAGTAATTCTTCCATCTTCATCGACTGTGATGTCAGCTGTTGTGTAAGACCCTGCCGTTACAGCAGTAGATTGAAGTTGATTAGGTCCAACAGAGTTGGCAGCCATTTTTGTTAACGTCACATTTGATTGTAAAATTTTTGCAGAAGTTATTGCGTTTGAAGAAATATTAGCTGCACGTACAGCGTTATCAGCTATTTTGTTTGTTGTGACGTTTGATTGTAAAATTTTAGCTGTTGTTACAGCGTCAGAAGCTATTTGAGCTGCAGCTACTGTTCCACCTAAAGTGTCTAAAGAAATTTCTTTTAAGTTTGTGCCATCTGCGTAGGCTGCATAAATTTTTGCAGCATCTAATGTGAATCCAGATCCAGATGCAGTTTTAATTGTTAAATTTGTTGGGTTAGTTAAACCTGTGCAATCGAAAATGTAAAATTTTTCTATGCCATCAGGCACAGTACAAATTGTGCTAGCAGCGATTGATGCAGTAGCAAATTTAATTACCATGTTTCTAGCATTTGATAATGTAGCGTTACTCATCGCTAAAGCTAAAGTTCCACCACTAGATAGTGTAACTTGTTCAAATCCTGCAATAGCTTGCTGAACTAAATTTAAGTTGGTATTTGTTTTATCACCCCATGTACCAGCGTTTTCGCCAGTTACCATCAATTCGAGTTTTAAATCTGTAGAATAAGCTGATGCCATATAACTCCTATATTATCAAAATTAGGCTGCTCTATCAACCTCGGTCCAAACATTATTTACACCAGGGTCAATCTCGCTCCATGCCGTTACATTAACTGAGCCTATATTTGCTGTCAACCCTATACCAGAAACGTCAACAACAGCACCACCAGTTATTGATACTGATCCCACTGAGCTAGCTAAAGCCTGACCTGTCACATCGTATACAGAAATTGGTGTAACTGATCCTATTGAACTTGATAATAATCCCGCTGTTGTAACAGATTCGACTGTTGTTTGAACTAGTGTGAATGTTCCTAAAGTTAGGGACATTGAAATACCTGTCACACCTACTTCAATTTTAGGCGCAGGAATAACTTGACCCACTGAAGAGGTTACAGATTGACCTGATAAAACACCTGTGAATCCATCTCCTGTTATACTCGCTAATGTTCCAATCGAAGTCTGTAATCCGGGTTCGCCAACAAATACAGTAACATTATTATCAATTTGAATTGAATTAACACCTTGTGTGATTGTTAATAAATCTAATCCAGAAACTTGAACCGTATGATCGACTACTGGTGTTACACTTCCTTGTGATAAAGTTGCTTGTTGTCCTGCTGGTAGAACAGAATATGTTTCTCCCCAAGCTCTGTTGCCCCAACCACCTCGGCCCCAACCAACTTCAACTAAAGCTTCAACAGTTACTGATCCTAAACTAGAAGCTAAACTTTGACCTCCAACCAAAACAGAACCAGTGATGCCCCAAGCTCCTGAACCCCATTCAGCTCTACCCCAACCATTTATTGAAACACCTTGAGCATCACCTTGTGATAATGTTAGTGCTGACCCAGTAACAGCTGCAGTCATCGAGCTTTGATCACTCCAAACGCCTGTGCCCCAACTCATTGCACCCCAAGTTTTTTGAGTGATGTCCATAATACCACCCATGCCAATTCCATGAACATAACAGAGATAGTAAAAATCTGTTTCAGAAGATGGCGTTACCTCAACATACCTAGTTGTGGCTGCATTAAAAGTTGTTGTGTTTGTGTAATTGGTTTGGTTGCTTGAACCATCTAAATAATAAGTTACGCCTGAAGAAATTATTCCAGATGTGCTTGTGTTAGTTGAAAATACTAAAGGGTGGTTATCATTAGAACCAGCACTTTGATCGAAACGTAAAGTGCCTCCATTTACCCATGATACTGTTCCTGGACCAGTAGAATTTCTGGCACCGTCTAAATAGAAAACGTTACCAGTGCCTCCACCGTAGAGGCTACCCGATGCTACGGTAACTGTATAAGTTAATTCTGCCATAGCATCGGCTCCCTCCTAAATTATGCGATTCTCAATATTGCTGCGCTCGTTGTAAATGCTGGAAACTGAATTGTAAAAGTTCCTGCAGATGCAGTTTTCTCACCGCCAAAATCTAATACAGCTACTGCTTTATCACTATTAGTGTCATTGTAAATCAAAGCTCCTCTTGCTGTGATTGTTACACCAACAAAAGATAAATCAGCGAAATCTGTGATAGCAGTATTTGTTGCTAAAGATGTCCCTGCGTTTACAAGTGCTTTACCACCAGAAGAGTATCCACCTGACGGTGAAGTAACTTGTCCTCCAGTTGTAAAAGATGTTGTCGATTTTCCTAGCGTAGCAGGTGTACCGTACAAAGCTAGTTTGAAACTGTTACCACCTGGGTTACTAAAATTATGAGTCGCTTCTAATAATTCTTTTTTAAAAGAATTACAGATTGCGTTAGTTGTTATTGCCATTTTATCTCCTTAATTTATTATGGTGACGGTGAAGGTATTTTAATTCGAGGAACTCCACTGTCATATTCTCCTCTTCTTCGTCTACCCATTTGTTGTAGACCAAAAGCTTGTATGCTTTGATTATACCTGTCAGAATACAATTTGTATAGATCGTCAGGTCCTTTTAGGAAGCTAAATGCCTCTTTCAAAACTCCATATAAAAGCATAGCCTCCTGATGCTGTGATAAAAAGGTATTAGTGCTGCTATCAAAGTGTGGTGGATCTTTTATATAGTTAATTTGTATATCAAAAGCTGCATTAGGGGTTGGTGCTAATAATATATTTGTCTCATCCCAGTTAGCAAAATATTTAGGTGTGCCTGTTACTGTTTCATTTGGTGCAAATTCTGCAATAAAACTTGTGTCTTTTTTTTCTAAAAAATCTCTCACATTAGAGCTAATTATCTCTACAGATCTTAATATTAAGAGGTCTGCAGGCATAGATACAAATCTATTACCACTGGTTGTATTTGAGTTTGCATATTTTCTTAAATCATCATAATCAACTTGGCCAGCAATATCTAATTCTGTGTTTCTAATAAATTGATCTAATATAGTGTCGCTTAAAACATTACTATCAACTTCAGTGTAGTTTCTAACTTGTGTCAAAAAATCTGCATGTGTTATAGCCATTATGAAATACTCACTGTTACAGACCCTAATCTAGCAGAAGCTTCTCTTCTTCTATTTTGCAAAGAAGGGTCTCGTCCTTGCATTGTTTGTAAGGTCGTAGTGATACCGTTACTTGTAACTTCAGTCTCAAATGTTTCAAAAGCAAAGTCTCCTGGTAAAGTTAAATTAGCAACACCAACTGAAGTGCCACCTGAATCAGCTAAAGTGTCATCATTAGATGCAACTGTTTGAGGCTGTTGAAATCTCATTGATCTTACTTTTTGTAAAGCAATGGCATCAGCTGTTACTCTTTTTCTTCTTATTTGAGGATGTTTTGGTTCATACTCTGATATATGAACAAAAGATCCGTTCCACTCTGTAACCATTTCTTGATATGGAAAAGCTTGTCCGCTTCTATCAGATATCGCTTGTGATCTATTTCCGTTTGCGTATTTTGCCATTATTTTTTACCCCCTGGTCCCATTTTCTTTTCGACTGTCGTCATTTTTGTGGGTTTAAAACCATACTGTTTCATTAACTTTAAAAGTGCTTGGTTATCATTCATTTTATTACTAACTAAATTAATTGCTTTCCTTGCATCGAAGCCTGCTTTATTCATTAAATAAGAAAAAGCTTTTTGAGCTAATGGATTTGCAAATAGTCCTGCCATTACGATACATTTGGAAAGTACGATTGAGGTGAGATATATAATGATGTTCTCTGCCCGTCTTCTTCCAAAGCCCTTTTTATTTCATCTTCGTAAATTAATTTCATTGCTTGTATTCTTTCAGGTGCTTTTTTCATAGCTAAATAATAAGCTAGACCTGCACACATACAAGGTAAAAATCTGTAAACAACATCTGCTTGCTGGCCATTGTAAGCAGTTGCATCTTGAATTCTATTAATGCTGTAAAATTTTAACGTTGTGTAAGTTGATGCATCAGGTGCTTGATACAAAAGTATTTGTGGTGTTGTTTGTCTATCAACAAAATAATTTGATGGTTGCCCAGTAGCTAATTTATTAGGTAATGCTGCGTAAGCAGATCTATCTATTTTAGTTAAAGCAACATCTTGAGTGTTAGCATTGTCAGAAGCTAAAGCTGTAGTAGATATGTAAGCTTCTAATACATCACTGACTGCAGAATTTACTGAGTATTGAGCTGTGCCTGCAACTAAAGATATTTCATTTAAGGATACTTTCCAAAGGTGAATACCTCTGTTACCCCAATCAGAAAATAATAAATTTAAAGATCTTCTAGCAGTTTTTAAATCATAACCACCCATAGCTCTTTGACCACATCTTTCATACGCTTCATTTATGATGTCGTCTATATTTAAATCAAATGATGATTCACCTGATGTTGCCATTATAAAATTCCTCCGTAGTAACTCATCATACCACCCTTACTTGCTTTCGCAAATGTTCTTACATTAGTTGGCTTACCACCAACACCTTGTGCTTTACTTCTTTTCCTTGCAACGGCACTCCGTCTCTGGGATTCTGTCATCCTTGCTGCTTTGGCAGCAGGGACGCACTTTGGATATTTTCTTTTTGAACCACTTGCAGATTTTCTCCCACATTTTTTAAATCCTCCACCTTTTTTCTTTGCTCCAATATCAACCCAATCTTGTCTAAACCACTCTTTAAGTCCACCTTTTTTCATTCCTGCTGGAACACAATTAGGAACAAGTTTATTACCTTTTTTCTTCATTCCTCTTTGTTCATAACCAACCCAACATGAACCTCTTTTTGACATTAGATCATTCCTTTATAATATTTCTCGTAAGATTTATTAGAAATTTTCTTTCCGTCTATTTCGCTTTTAATGTAAGAGCCAATGTATTTTCCTTCACTAGCTTTCACTGTGCTTAAAGTTTTTGCTTGTGCTGCATGTAACTTTGATGCTTTTCTTAAAGCTCCAGCAACTTTGTTTACTTTAACTTGATCACCCTCTGCATATTTCATCATTCCACCCTTCATGGCTGGTTTAGGTCCTTTGAAATCTTTTCTTCTTACACCTGATGGATCTTTAATTTTACCTGCACATATTTTAGATGCGTAGGCATTAGCATAGGCGCTAGGGTAGACCTTAAATTTTCGCTTCGCTGCAGCTTTGCCCCTTGGACATAATTTAGTCATTTTGTTCTCCTTCTTTAGTGGCCACCTTGAGAGATGTTTTCTCCTTATTGCGGTCGTACAACTTCTTGGATTGTATCACTTTCGGTCGATATGTTCTAGACCTTACGAGTTTTGCGAATTTGTTTTTTGGCTTGATTTGCAATATTAACCACCTGTCTTTTACCCATTACTTTAGCACGTTGCTCCATGACAGTTAATATCTGTATTTTTCTTGCAAAAGGCTTATTAATATTTCTGACTTTTCTTACTGTTGCTCTAGCATCAGCAGGAGTAGCAAATTTTATTCTAACCGTGTCTCTTGGATTCTCATCTGTGTAAAGTCTTCTGCCAGTGCCTTTTGGTTTTTTTCCTGTGCCAACTCTAGGATCTTTTAAACCACCTTTTGAATAAAGTTTTACTCTTCTTTTTTCACCTCTTGCACCACGAAGCTTACCTTCAATTTGTGCTGGGATTTGTCCTCTACCTATAGGCATATTATTCTAACCATGGTTTATAACAAACCTTACCATCTTCACGAAAAGCACGCAACGATTGATTTCTATTACTGTTATTAGAATATGAACAATGTATCCAGCCTGAAGATGGTTCATTGTCTCTGTAGAACTCAAGGATTAATTGATCAAATTCTAACTCTGATCTAATCCACGTAGCTAGCTCTCTATTATCAACACCAGGTATTTCAAAGTCTGCTGCAGCAGCATTATCATCAGCCACATGTTGACTGTTAACTGAACTTCCAATCTCTACACACAGCTGAGCACATCGAAATCCTGATGATATAATTAATGGTTTCTCATAGTGTGATCTTACTGGTTGTAATATATTTACAGCCAAAGCTTTTAGATTTTCTATTTGTGCAGGATTAGGATTATTATTAATTCCTTTCCTTTCAGCCACTTGGCTTTTGGTTAACTCGTCTAAAGTTATGTTTGCCGTCAATTTCATTTTTTCTCCTCTATTTCATAAAAAAATTTATCTGTGTCTTCAGTTCTCCACTTACTTGTATCTTCAACATTCCATTCATTTGTTTGCACTTTCCAATCTGGAACATTATCCTTAACTGTAAATGATGGTATATCCCAAATCAACCTGTTGTTTGGTTGTGCAGCAAAGTTTCCATCATCTAAAGCCAATACATGTGCACATTTATGTTCATGTGGTATTTCAGAGTGATCTGTGTCAAGTATGTTAGCTTCAGGATGTGCAAAATCAATAGTAAATAAGTATTTACCATAATGAAATTTTTTATCCTTGCCAATATATTTACCAGCTTGTGACTCTAAAATATCCCAAGAAGTAACAGCAGGATAATAACTGAAACAGTTCCATAGAACCAACTCATCAAGCCTACGTTTAGGAACATCATTCGGTTTAAAGCCTCTTTGAATGAATGCAGATATCGGGAGGCGGTAGAAGATAGCTCCATTTTCCATAATACAATGAAAAAGAGGACTACGCCCCGTAATACTTGATAAACCGAAGATAATACAATCTTCAACTTCCCCATGATGTTTTTTAAGATCATAAAGATACTCCCTTCTTATCTGTGCATACTGCACAGGTATGTTTGCGTTTAAGTAACTCATCTATCATTTAATCCATAATAGTTTATTCTCATTACTCAAATAACAATATTTTAATGAACTATTTTTCATCATTAAATATAAATCATTTGTGTCCTCACATAATACTCTACCTGGTAAGTTAAGTGAAGTGTTTAACACAGCGGGTAAACCAGTTAATTTTTTAAAAGCATTAATTAAATCATAATACTTAGGGTTAAATTGTCTCTCTAAAGTTTGAATTCTACTATAATTATCTACTGAACATACACTTTTTAATCTTTGATCCTTACATTTAAAAACAAACATCATGTAAGGAGATGCTACATTTTCTTTTATTTCAAATAAACTAGGGGCCTCTTCTTTTAAAACAGTGCAAGCAAACGGTCTATACCATTCTCTTTTTTTAATAGAGTTAATTTTATTTAATATTTTATCATCTAAAGGATTACCTAATAAAGACCTAAATCCTAGTCCTCTTTGTCCTTGTTCTGATTTACCACTAAATATAGCTACTGGCTCATTAACCAATATCTCTGCTACGTCCTCTGGAGTAACATTTTCACTTTCAAAATTATCTAAAGATAGGATGGGATCAAAACCTGAACAAATATGTTTCAACGGTTTTACTTTGACATTTGTATAATGGAGAGCTGCACCTAATGATATTCCAAAATCACCGTTGAAAGGATCAGCTAAAATATCTTTATTTAATTCATCTCTTAAAAAACTATTGTTTAAAACATTTTGAGCACAACCACCAGATAGAACTAAAAGTTCATATTTCTTATTTATTTTTTTTACTTTTTGTAAAAATAAAAGCTGAAAAACAATTTGAAAAGTTTTAGCAAAATCTAATGATTTCGAATCTCTTGCAGTGTGGTTATCGTCTGGATTTAACATAAATCTATTAAATTTGTTACGATTATCATAGCTTTCATCTATATTGCTCATTAAGTTTAAGTTCCAATTTCCATTAAAAACTAATCTGTTTGCAATATCATTGTTAAATTTACCATGAGAAGATAAAGCCATAGCTTTACCTTCTTCATTAAGACCTAATCCTAGTTCTAAAACCAACTTTTGATAAGCTTTACCTAATGATAAATTTTTAGATACAGATATTGTATCAGATATTAAATTAATATGTCTGTTTGTATTATAGTATTTAAATATAGGTTTAACTTCTTCATCATATATGCTTTCACATTCTGATCCACCTGCACCATTTATAAATTGATTATTATTGTTTTGTAAAACTTTATGTCCTCCGTCTCCGTCTGAAATAAAATAGACAGCATTTTTTGGATAATTAAAAAAATGCCTCGCACATTCTGCATGAAATAAGTGATGTTCGTTTTGAAAAACTTCGGTAACTTTAGAAGCATCAATATTTAAATATTTTTTAAGGTAATATACCATAGGTATATATTTACCTGTGCTCATAGAAGTTATTATGACTTTATCAAATTTTATATTTAAATTTTTAATTTTATCAAAAAGATTTACAGTTGGGTAAAATTGATTTTTAAGTCCATTAAATCTTTCTAGCTGATGATGTACAACTATTTGATCTCCTTCTAAAATAGTCACACTTCCATCATGTCCCATGTGGAATGACAATATATTCATGTATAATTATTGTATTATACTTAAAATCTTCTTTCGATCCATATATATTTCAGTCTTAGCTTTTACTTTTTTACAAGTAAATACAACTCGCTCGGGATTGACCTCGTTCTGGGCTATGCGCTTAGATTTCAAACATTCGCTTAACGAATTTTTATACACATGCTCTATCATCGTTCCGTTTAATGTAAGTAATAAAGCAAATACAGTCTCTATCATTAATGACTCCCATTCCTAATTAGTTTCTCTACGTCTTCAGTTAACTTCTCAGTTCTTTTTTTTAAGAATTCTATGTTAACAGCATTATTTCTCATACTCTTAATCTCTGCCTCTACATCTTCTAATAAACCACTAACGTGTTCCACAATCATAAAAAGTTCAGCTTCTCCGGCTGATTGACCTAACTCACCTCTTGGATATTTGATTCTGAACTCTGTGTTTTGCTCTAAATCTTTTTGCATCAATTCTATTTTTGTTGCATGGTTGTTGAGCGTTTCGTGTAGGCCAAAATAAGCCCATGTACCAATAGCAACCATTGCAATCAAACTAGCCACAGTTTTCATTGGCATTTGCACAGCTGCTTCTTCAGATATTTTAAGTGGTTGTTTTGCCATTATTGTCCTTCGAACACTGGTCTATCAGGGTTCTCTTTTTTCCAATTATCTTTTAGCACAGTCCAATAACTAATACTAGCATCAGGTCTATCATCAGAATATGATGTAGATGTAACACCTAATTTTAAACACATATTTATTAATTCAGCAAACTCTACTGGTGGAGGATTAATTTTAGGTACTCTTTTACACTCTTTTACTAATTCAAGTTGAGTTTTTAATTTTTGTTTTTTCTTTTGTTCTGCAATATATTCTTCATCACACACTGCACCAAAAGGCATTCTAAATCTAAAACCTAATGTTTGATCTTGATATTCATCACTTGTGCCCGATTTATATTCGTGTTGTCTTACCTCTGTATAGGTCTCCCAATGGCCTCTTTCACATGCGTAAGCACCATCATTGAGGTATTCGTTACGTGCTTGTGCTGATGTTACTACAAACAGAAAAAAGATAATCCAGAATAGATTACCTGTTAAGATCTTTGATATCGTATTCATGTTGCCTCACTTGATCTGCTAATTGTTGAAATATATTTTCAGCCATGTCCCAAGTGGCTTCTGCTCTTGCTAATCTATTTTTAATATCACTGAGTGCTTCTTTTTGTAATTCAAGATCTTGAGTTACTTGTGTAAGTATTTCTTTATTAATTTGAATAGTATCTGTCATAGTAAGCACATATCTGACAGACGTAAAAGTTCCGGCAAGGATTGCTCCAACAACCGGAACTATTACTATGTTTTTTTTAAACCATTCTAGTTTACTTTTAGGTTTTTTTGTTGCCATAAATTATTTATAGAAACCTTTAAATACCCAACTTACCCATTTGTTCCAGATAAGTTTAATTCTTCTAGGAATCTCTCTGGATATCCATAAAATTTTTTGTTTAATATTTTCTAACATTTCCATCTCCTTCTAGCTTGTCTTAATCTAGAGTTTGGGTCTTTAGCTGCTTTTGGAAACTTCTTCATTTGTCCAGCACTTCTAGCACAAAATGATTTACGCCTCTTTGCAGCCTTAGATCCAGGTTTTACTTTTCCTGTAACTGCTGTTCTAAGTTTTGATCCAGGATTATCTCTCCTGTACTTAGCAACACCAGCTTTTGTCATCCCCGCTCCACTTTTTGTAGAGCGAAAATATTTTTTACTTCGTGGAGGCATCACATCGCCTCCACGCTTTAATTTTAAAAGTTCTAACGTATATACCTTATTAGTAACTTCCATCGAAAAATACCGTTACACTATCAAACCCACCACTGATGTCGATATATGCACCATCAGGATAACGAATACCTTCATCAGGGATATAAGGATCAATCATACCAGCTGCAGCAGGTGCATCTAGTTCTAATCTTTTATCTCCTGTTTGAGATCCGTTTCTAATGATCATAGCTCCAGCAGCTGAAGATTTTGATACTCCATGCATTCCTCTAACTCTTGTCGCTCCAGCAAATACGATACCAGTAGTTTCAGTTGTTGCTGTGAATCCAGCAGAAACTGCTGAAATGGTTGCTGAGTGACTGATTTGAGTTACTGTTAGAAACTTTGTTGATCCTGTTACCGTGTTGTTATTTGGACCAGTACCAATTGTTTCAGAAACAGCATTACCACTCGCGTCAGTTCCTGTTACTGTGAAAGAAACAGAAGCATTATTGTTAGCAGAGGTCAGTGTAACAGTCGTTGACATGTTCGAGCCGTCATTCACAGCAGATCCAGTCAGGGTCATATTTCCAGAACCTGATGGAGATTGCACAGCAGCAATTGCTGTTGTGCTTGCTGAAACAGCTTTAAACATTTTCGCCTGTATACTTGTACTTGACATATTTTCTCCTAATTAGGTGCTCCCGAAAGAGCACCATTTAATTATTATACTAAGTCTAATGTTGTCGTAAATGTCATTCCAATGAATGTCACTGTTATAGACGCACCAGATGCTCCAGGATCTGCCATTGTCACCATGATTTCATCAGGTGTTATTGGTATTCCTGCTGTTGTTCCAGAGCCACCAGATCCTATTCCGTTAACTCCGTTGCAAGCAAAGATTTTTGCCGTTGCTGCACTTGAAGCCAAAGCTGCTCCATCAACATAAGCTTGAGCCGAACCTTGTGTTCCAACATCTGCAATTACTCCGCCTGTTGTTGTAACTGTGTTGTTTCTTACTACAACAAACATTGGTATAAAGTCTGCTGGGAAACCAATAGCTGCCTCAGTACCTGTTGTGGCACCGTTTGCTACTGATACAGTCGCTTGGTAAGTTTTCATTACGAAACCGTCAGTTGCGATACTGCTTAAAAATAAAGCACCTGATTCTACAGCTGCATCAGCTGTAACTGAGTTTCCGCCTGTTACGCCATTAACATCTGCAATTTTTGTAACTGCACCTGTTGTTGCGTTTTTTACGATTGTTTCAAAACCATTTTCCGATCGGACTGGTCCTGAAAAAGTTGTATTTGCCATAATTTATTTCTCCTAT